AATTCATTCGCGATAAAAACATGAAACACATGTGTTTTTGTGACGTCCAAATACAATGGAACGTGCATATTAATGTACTGATCGCCGGTGTATTCGACATTGGAGTACACAAATTGATACTTCTCTTCGGTTTTTAACTCATAGTTTATGATATACGGGATTTCATTGACGGTGCTTACATTTCCGGTCAAATACACACCATTTGGATAACTCTTTACGATGGTAAGGTTGCTGACATCTGGTAACGAATTGGATACATCTATTTCTTGATGAATAACGTTCGATGTTTGTCCATTTACCGTATTTAAGGACATACTATATGCAAAATACGTATCGTCATGAACGGAACGGTCGATANGTAACGTGTCATTGATATGATTGTAATATTTATCGAAAGACGTNTGTTGTCGTTCAATAAACGGGAGTTCGAAAAGTTTGTGGATGATGTTCGAATGGGTAACCGAAACGCTCTCTTTGGTTAACACCGTTTTATATAAAGTGTTGGGGGAGTCGTCAAAATCCAAATGAATCGTCGATGTCGTTATGTTGGAAACGGAGGTTACGATGGGAAGTGTCCCCTCAATGATATTGGACGACGGAGGGATCATGTATTCAAAAACACACGAATCGTTTGCACGCTTCACATGTATGTACATATGATGTGTGATGGTTTCGTCCACATATGTGTTATGTAACAAATGGATNGAATCATACACATCGGTCGTGTAAAAANTCACCGCGATATTCGATGATGTCACCTTCGGTGTATTTACGAATAAGATNTCGGGATTGGAAATCGCGGACGAACCTGCGATAACATCATATGNGATCGGGNCATTTGATGGANCCAGGTCATAAAAAGTGACGTTGGATAGAATTCCAGAGATAAATGACTTTTCGAATACCACACTTTTTATTAANGGAACCGACAGAGCGACGTCCATCGGGAAATGATCGATGGTAGAACGTTGACCGGATTCCGTGTTCGTGGTGTGGACGTAAAGATGGTAAACGGAGTCATGTAAATCACGCGGATATGATGTGGAATTGAACACATACGAATCGATGTATAATTGAGGAGAAACTTCCAAATTCGCGGAGAGTTTCGGAATGTCTGTAGAATCAAACACCGTTTGTATATTGGACGTATCGTACTCCACATTGGATACGAAAACGGATGTCATGAGGTTAGCGCCGTGCACATCAAATTGGATGGACACAAGCACATCGTCGACGTTATTATGTTTCATGTGACACGCAACNGGCGTCAAAGACAATGGGGCACTCAANTTAGGTAAAACGACCTCCACTATGTTACAATCCGTATGGTAACTTTTGCACATTATGTACAAATAATGAGTTTGTGTTTCGTCAATGTACGGAGTCGTTTTTAAACCTTCCCCCGTGAACGTTTCAAACAGGTTACTCTCGATTCTCATGTTTTCGTCGTTTATGGTCAAATGTTTATTGTATGCATTCGAATTGAAAAAACTCAAAATATCCGGGGTGGTCATGGCTTCCGTAAATAGCACGACATTGTACGTAAACGGAAGAAAGTTAGAAACCGTTAAATTGGATATCACATTCACTCCACTATGATACGATTTGGAATGATGCACCACTTGAATGGATGGGGCATGCGAAATCAAATTTATGTTGTGTTTGTAAATCTGAGACGATTGTCCCGTACGAACATCCAATAGCTGGACAAATACGAACAAGTGATTGAGGTTGACGGTTTTTCTTTTCACGACGAAGTCGTCATCAAAATATTCGTAGATAAAATAGTCGTCCGTGACCGCATTCTTTTTGGTAGATGAATGGATCATGGTACGGTCGATTCTCGGATCATTCACATCGAAGTCGAATACCGTCGCGAAATATCGGAATGCGACGTCGATAGTGTTAGGAATACTGAGTTGCAACTGAATAAAATCATCATCATTTATCAACAGGTCGACATCTGAAAGAATCAGGTCGGTTCTTGGTTCTCGAATGGGACTGATTTTATGATGAAACACGTACGACATTTCATGTTCACTTATCACATTGATGTAAACATGATTGTAACTGGTGAGATCAAGAATAGAGGTGTATGTTCCATCGTCAAAAAATGTGTTGGATATGTTTGCAATATTCGAACTATCAAACTCCATCGATTTATTATCACTAAATGAACATTCTAAATTTCCAATATTGGTTATGATGTTATGCAAGTTATGGTGAGTTTGTTCGGTTTTGAAATTCANCACATGAAATGAATATGGTAACAGATTCGTCCTCGTTATTGTGGCTTGAATATTTATTCCATGAATCGGGTCCAAAACGAATCGTCGGTTCGTGACATCCGGCGGTGACGCTTGAATTCGTCTCCCTCTACCACCAAACACCAACTTGCTTGGGTTTTTGTACGCATCTATCGCCATCATATACACCGAATATTCCGTGTCCCATTCGATCAATCCACCAATGTGAGTTTCATGAATATTTTTAATATAGGTTGGTAATTGAATGTTCACGTANCCATGGCCTTTTGTATACGGAGTGACCGTACTGACGGTTTGCGAATCATGCTCTTGTAAAAGAAAATAACGTACGGCATCCACGTTGACCATTTGGTCTTGTATCGCGACACCCACCACATTACCATGAGTGGTGTCCTCCACACTTATATTTCCTTCTAATTTAAGTTGAAAGCTCATCGTTCTTGTAATAACCGTGTAAAAAAAAGTGTATCCCTCAATCAAATTGCATGTGCGCCACGATTTCAGGGTAAGTTGGTTTAATCAAATTTGTAAAATTAAAACGATGGCTTCGTATTAAGGGGTGATTTGATATAATCACATTCGTCAATGGGATCAATTGAAATAATAAGAGGGTATGTGTATGTTGCGCAACCACATACACATCATAATTGTTACCGTGCACGAAAGGGGTCATATTATTCAATTCGACATCATAAAAATGGGTAAAAAAATGCGAAATGTTGGATGAAAAGTCGATACCGTTAGTTAATGTTTGATCGAGTAACCTCCCATTCGATAACAACGGATCAACGTTTATTTTGGACACCAGCACGAAATATTTGTACTCCGGAACATATTCGTTAATTGTGACAAACAAACCCTCATCCGTAGCGTACGAATCTTCCAAATGCGATTCATTATCCCAAACCGGATATTCGAAGTCGCCAAACGACACCAAATTGTACTTGAATAATAGCACATACCCAAACGGAAGGGCTTCTTTAATAAGGACATATGCGTAAACGTCTTGATGTAACGCATGTAAAGGAGTGTATGAGTCGATATCCATGATGTTGGAGTGATAATGGGTGAGTGCGGAATCCGTGGTAATAAATTGATATATTCCCGGTCCGTCGTCGGGGTTTAACATTGGGATAATGTTGTACTGTTTATAGGACGCTAAGGGATTGATGACGTCGTCGGAAAACCCGTACGTCAAACTCGAATAATACTCCGTATTGGCGAGTATATATTGCATGATTGAAAGATCGTCGTATATGTCATTTGGGTTTTGAATAAGCGATATGTAACAATCCACATTGGACAGATATTCGGTCTTGTCTTGAATGGTGGAGTTCTGAAAATGAACTTGAAATTGGTCTGAGACATGAGAAGCCGACGTCACATTCTTTACCACGTTCTGCACCATAGTAAACGATACATTCGGTTTAGTGGATATTTGATGCACTTGGATTTCAAATCGTTCATTCGTTGTCGCGTTTAACAATTGGGTATAAATCGTGTACGTGTCGACATTGGGTACCTTTTGAATTTCAAAAGTGGGTGATACCATGGAAGAAAGGTACAATTTGGAACTCGAATCGGGTAGTGTTTGTAAATTTTCTTCATGAGTCGACTGAAATACGAAAACGAACCATTTTTCGACCGAATCGATTTCGCGATTAAAATCGAAATGTAAATAGGTGGTGAGGAGATCTAATCGACGCACGTTTACATTTTGGATATTCAAATAAGCAGACTTTGGAAAAAATGGTAATACGTCGCGTCTAAACAACAACGATTGATGATGTGTATTTTCAATGAACACACATATCGTGTTTGTTTCAGTAAAATCGATATCTTGATTGTCAATCGAATTTGAGGTTCGTATGTTCATATTTGAAAACGCATCCGTATTTTCAAAATCTTCAGACACAACCACTACGGTTTTGTCAAGGGTTTGTTCTCCAAGAAGTCGTATGTTTGCATCGTCCAAATGTGAGGCATTTTGGACCACAAACACCGAATATGTAAAATACAACGTATTGGTGATGTTTCCTTCGATATGAAACCCTCTTTGAAAGGCATCGAAATCTTCACTATTCGTGGCACTTTCGTTCAAATTTGTGAATGAAAAATTGGATAATATTGGGGCAGGTTGGGGCTTAATGGGGACGACTTTGGGTCCATGCAATTCAGAATGATTACCCCATGCGTCGATTGCAAATCCGTATATGTATACATTCGTGGGTAACATGATGTGCCCTTCAAACTTGTCATTGAAAAAGTGTTTGAGCGATCCTTTCATGATATTCGCATCTGGTTGTTTTTGAAGCTCGACGATTGGATCGTAGTGGGTTTGTTCGAAAAAAACCTCTTCTATTTTCAGTTGAATTGAATTCTTGTCTAATAAATCTGTATCAAACGCGGCAATAAACACGACGGAGGTGATATTCACCTCGATTTCGATATCAACATGTGTTTGATATACCATATGTTCTTTTCTATCTATCTTTCTTTTAATTTATCATGTTCACTACAAACCGATGCACTTCGGGAGGGGTAAAATCCGTTTTGTTAAAATGAATCAATTTGTACGCATCTTGTTTGGTTGGGGTGTTTGAGCCGGCTAACGTGGAATAAATCACCATAACATAATCGTCCCCATCATTGATTTCGGAAACATTCGTATTATCGGATAAATCGCGATAGGAGTGTGTGATATGCGGTGACACAAACGTGTACCCCAACTTGGCATCGATATTGAGAACAAACGTAGAGGTGTTCGTTTTAACGAANGATTTGACATTCGGAATGCTTGATAGATCGGTATTTTTTTCAAACACCGCAATATAAATATCAATTTTTTGATGATACAACATGGTTGTTTTCACATTGATTTTATTCATTTCCGTATCTTCCACCTGACTCGTAACATTGTAAATACGCGGAAGTAACTCCTTCTCAACGTAATTTGTTTTGAAAAAAGGGAGCGGTTTTGTGGGAGATGTACTTGCCACAATTCGCATCAAATTTTGAAACGGATTTTCACTTTTAACTACTTTATAACCGCCGGCAATGTAATATCTGTCATTCCGAACTCGAATAACTGAATCAATTTTGACCATTTACACAGTAACAAAATGTATAATTTAATATTTGATAATATAATTTGACATAATTTTTAACGCACATAAAGTAGCAAATCAATGTAATTTATTGAAAATAAAAATCAATATATATAATAAATNATGAAATTATCGGCAACTCCATTCAAATACTTTGCTATCGTGATGTTGGTCATACAAACATTCATCATGTATAACTACAAATCGATGAATAAACTACATCGAGANTATAATATCGACGACCATGTATTTTTTCTCTTGATTTCCATACCCTTACTTATAATCACATTCTATGACGTCAAATACAACACTTTTAGTTTGAAACAACTGGGTATACCCGTCAAATACAATGAGAACATCAACTACATGTTGAACCTATTCGGTTCGTATGGTATCATTCAAATCTTGGCACAAGATTCCGGTTTGAAAACCGGTAAAGTTCAAAGAGATACGATACAAAACACCGCATTGTTTTCTGTCATTGCTTTGGGGATGGCTTTCAGTGTCACGTCTAATCGTTCTCAATCCTTGATAGCCGTATTGTATTACTTCCATCTGAAATATGTGATTTCCAACAACAAAACATCCCCGGTATGTTTCGAAGATGTTTAGACATTCAACGCCCCTTTTATCTTGTTTAACAATTTTGGATCAGGAAAGATACTTCCTCCTTCAATCTTGTTGATGATATCGGGTTTAACATTCAACATCGCTGCCAATTCTTTTTGAGTCATTTTCTTCGCGATCCTAGCTTGTTTGATTTTTAGTTTCATGTCCGTGGGTAAGGTTTTCTTTTGGACAAGTTCGTCATTTTCTAACCGACGGTGCATTGCTTCGTCGTGTGACATGCGCGACATGTGATCGTTCGGATCTTGTCGACGCGTTTGGTTCGTGAAAATTATCGGTTTGAAATCTTGATGAGCGCTCATTTATTTCAAATACATAATTTATTCTTAAATACGGTTCATTCGTAATCTCGTATGGCTTTAGCCACTGGAAACCTCGGAATTCCTTTTTTGGTGTATTCTTGAAAAACCACGGTGACGTATTTTCCCAACAAATAAGAGGAATCTTTTAACATTTGACACCGTTTGTTAAAGGTTCCAACCGGTCGCACCCAAAACGTGTCCTGATTCGCATTTACACATTCGAGTATCGCCGTGTTTTCATCTCTTCCCGCGCCTTCCTTGACGGAAACAATTTTAAATTCTTTGTCCATAAANTGTTTATATTTTTGCAAATGTTCGCTTCTTTTGCTTTCATACATCCCATTCATAGTTCGCAACATGACACCCTCGTACATATGAGAGGAAGAGGTATACATCGCATGCATTTGTAACATGTCCCCTTCGTTCTTACATTCGCGGGTTTCGACGCCGTAAATATCGGGTTGTTTCGGATTTTCAATTGTGTTTCGGAGCATGGTCATTCGGGTTGTACACGNATGATTCGTGATGATGTCGTACACGTGATATTCGATTCCGTTCAAATTCGTTTGAGATTTGCTCCTACATAACGACACCGTATCTTCGAATGACAAGTGTTTCGAGTACAACTCCCCGTCTAAACAACATAATGACGGATATTTTTTCAAGANCGCNAGACNTCCGNTTTTGATTTTATGCAGATTCGGATTATCCATCTCTTTTCCGCTCCTAGACTTCATTCTGAGTTGACCGTTTTCCATGAACACAAGCAATCGGACGCCATCCAGTTTAGGTTGAACGACACATGGATATGTTATTGTGGGACCTTTCTGATCCGCACTTCGTTCGTATGTTTTCGCAAGCATCGGCGAATATAATACCACCACGGGTACCTCCTGGGAACGGTTGGTTGAAAAGTGATGCGTGTCCTGTTGTTTTTTCCAATACGCTTCCGCTTCTCGACACGCTTGTTCGTGCACGGTCGTTTCGTTCGTTTTACCGATATTTTTGCCGTAAAAAACCTTTCGTTCGGTCGTTGTTAATTTTCCATTGGTTTTTCCATATTTTCTGAAGATAACAACGAACGAGTCGTAAACAACCACCCATACTTCCCATTGTCTTTCTCCCTTGTACAATATGGACCACATACTTTATTTAGTTGTCATTTTTTTAAACGAATGAATGTAATCTTTTCACTTAAAGACGTATGCTATCTAAGGTAATACAACTACATCGTAGTACACACTCTTTACAAATGTCTGCAATTACCAAGTTCAGCTCTTTCGCTGTCGGTGACATTAACGTGGGAAAAACCATTCGCAACAAAATGGGCTCAATTTCCATTCCATTGACAAAAATGAATAATGCAAAAATATACATTCAGACTCCGGTTATGTTTTCCCCCTTTGGGATTTCAGAACTATCAACTGAAAGTTATACAAAATATAGTCTCGATTTGTCGTTCAAGAACTACGAAGAAAAGGAGGATATTGCAACGATGCACACTTTGATTGAATCGATTGATACATTCATGGTAGAAATCGGGGTGCACAATTCAGTGGAATGGTTTGGGAAAGCCATGTCGAAGGAAGTTATCGAAGAGCTTTACAGACCGTTGATGCGTCACGCGAAAGACCCGTCTAAATACGCACCGACTTTCAAGATGAAATTCAGAAATGGGTATGGAAAAAATGCCAGTGAGATTCAAGCAAAAGCCTTTGATATTGATAAAAATGAGATGGATGTGAGGGATATCCAAAAGGGGTCCTCCATGAAGGTGATTTTTGAAATTTCACCCATTTGGTTTGTAAACAAACAATTTGGTATTAGTTTGAACATTTCTCAAGTGATGGTGACCGATCTACCGGCCTCACGGTCCTTGGCATACAATGCGTTTTTCGAGGACAGTATGGATGACAATTGTGAATAAAACAACGATTTACTTGTTTTTTTCCGCGAAATCATTCAAGAATGTTAATTTAGCACCTAATAGCGAAACCATCAAGTGCGTGAAGGTTGTGGTGTACGCAATGAGCATGACCTCATCCCGAGGGGCCCAATTCATGTATTTAAGAAAGAAAGAAAAGCTTATTGCCAAGATTGCTCTCACAACACCCTCCAACGCGAGATACAACATTATATAATAAGTAACATTTTAAAATCACAAACCGGGTATGAGATTACCGACAAACCCTGTATTAGGTGATGTGAGTCCTAACATAACCGTAGTAAACACGGTTGTCATTCCGATAGACCTCACCTCGTCTGAACCGGTCATATTAAACCGTTTTAAAAAGAGGAAAAAACAGACTGCGAAAAACGAGCGACCCACACCATCCAAAAAAATTCCAATCATCTATATATATAAATCTAGATACATTAAAATTTTCCACAAAACCGATTCATTTCTCTGATTCGGCACAATCATGGTTGGTTTCTATGATACGCGCGTATTGGATATTCTGTTCGAAAGTCCATCACCACTAAGTGCGCAAAACATATGGATGATTTTCAAAAAGAAACATGAAAACTCGATGCAATTTTATAAAGGTCTCACAAAGAAACAAACCGTTGAAGCGTGTTTGTACAAACTGTGGACAAAGGAGTACATTGATAGAGTGGTTCAACATGACAGATACGCTTATTTTTTGTCTGATAGTGATAAACTAGTTATGCATGGATTGTTAGCGCTATGTATTGAGACGACTAGTGAGTAGATACCGTATCAATTGCCGTTCGCGGTATGTAAACTTGTTATCAAATTCCATATCTCTTATATATACATTTGTCATTCGTATAAAATGTTTGTGTGTAAGCATCAATTTGACGACGGGTAACTCTTTTTGCTTTTTGAGTATTTGAAGAACTTGGTCGCGAGGATCGTTTTTGTCCATAGAAATTGACGGGAGTAACGGGCGTTTCGACGTGATAACGAATGTCACATTCAGTATCGAACGTAAACATCGTTCGTATATTAACAATGTTTCCTCCTTCGATTCAAACCAATAATACAAACATAAGAAACAAAAGTTGATTAACAACAATTCGTTTTCTTTGTAGTACATTAATATACCTATCAATTCCATGTAATCTTCTTAAGTTCAATTCTACATCATTTACCAAACAATAATCATGTTTTAAATTCAATCTACATCTTCAACATTGGGTGTGTGTTGCGAGTCGGTCGCGTCGGTGTCCACATTTTCACCCGCGTCGGTGTCCACATTTTCAGCCGTTTCGGTGTCCACCTTTTCAACCGCGTCGGTGTCCACCTTTTCAGCCGTTTCGGTGTCCACCTTTTCAACCGGGTCCGTATCATCGG